GATACGGAAGCCCCATCGCCGTGAGTATCTCTTCGAATCTCGGCCATGCGATAACCCGTATCAGATCGTAAGTCGGCTCATAAAATCCCCGGTTCGTGCCAGGATTCGATATCAGTCCGAAGATAGACCGCAGAATAGCCGCTTCCGTCTTACCAGCGCCGAATCCAGCGACCAGCGCCGGGAACCGAGCCTCAGATGTCATATAGCTATACTGCGGCAGCGTTGGGCTAATCTGCGCCATCTGGCTTCACGATTTGCAGCGTGATGTTCTGATTGCCCTGCTCCTGCTCGGTCTCGCGCCACCCGGCTTGCGTCTTCAGATAGAAGATAGCTGCCGACGTGTTGCCGTCTTCGGCTTGCATAATGAGAGACTGCCCCATGCGACTAATCGCTTTGGCTTTTCCTCTTTTATACGCATCAGAAACATCTGGTTGGCGACCTTCGATCTCTCTGAGCGTAGTGTCAGAGATACCCATATGGTCGGCAAGTTGTTTTTTTGACAGCACAGCGGCCAGAGCTTCGACCTGTGCGATTTGAGTATCATCGAATATAATGATCGGGCGACCACCGCCATCACCCTGATTGCCTTTTTTCATTTGCACCCCGCGCAATGATAGCGACGCCCCAAGCATCGCACCTGGCGAGTATAGCACAATCAGAGCTTATAGAATAAATGGCTTCCGATAGCCTGTGTCAGCTCCGCTCCGGCGTGAGACCAGTACGGATCGACCGACTTCGAGTGATAGTGATTCGCTCCATGCGTTACCGAGACAAATTCACCGTTTAGCGCCATGCTTGCCACAAGTAGAGCAGTTCGCCATGATTTATGGTCGGTGATCGTCTCCGGCTTCCTGTCACAGTAGAACGTGAACTGACACTGGTGTTTGATCGGATGCCCGTCCCAGTATTTGCCCTGCTTCACGACCGAGCAGTGATCATCTGGGAACCGGGCATCTTGCACTCGGTTCTCGATTACTTCTGCAATAGCGATCTGCCCGGCGATCTGCTTCTCTCCCCTGGCCTCGAAGTAGATAGCCATAGCGACGCATAGAATTGGGCTTATCATCACATTACCGCCTTTATGATTTCCGCTGCCGCTTGCGGGACAATGGCGTTACCCGCTCCCCTGAGTATGCCCACTCGATTGGGTATCCCATTAGCCAGAGGGAAAAGCGCGGGTTCAATTGGGATGGGACGGTACTTTCCGTCTCGGCAATAGATGGTTTGTGAGTCAGACCAGAAACCTGCTGAGTCAATGGAATCCCGGTGTCCTGTGGTCTCGGTGGCTTCGTGCCTCTCTTGGGGTCTGTTGCTGTCGGGGTTGCCCACGGAGTCAGTTGAGCCGCCACATCCAATGTATCCGTTGATACTTTTCCGTTCCGAATCCTTCCCCCTGTGTACCCCCCTTTGTGGTCTCTTGTTGATGGAGTCGGCCACGGAACTAAAGATGCCGCTGTTGCCATCGGATTTCCGCCATTGATTCCTCGCTTGTTTTCTGGGTTCTTGCTCGCCCCACCTGTTGCCGCTGTCGGCGTAGGCCACGCGCTTGGCGGTAAAGAAGAGTCTGTCCCTTTTGTGATACGCGCCGATGCTGCCAGATGGTAGTACGACTGCTGCTGAGGCGTAACCTTCCGCTTCAAAGTCAATTTGTAGATCATCGAGCCATCCGTGTCGGATAGCTGCTGCAACCTGTTCACCAAACACTGCTGTAGGCTGGCACTCTCGGATAAGATTAAAGAAGACGGGCCAGAGATGTCGCTCATCATCTTTTCCTTTGCCCTTTCCTGCTGTTGAGAATGATTGGCATGGCGGGCTTCCTGTCCAAACAGGTCGGTCTGGACTCCACCCCGCGAGTTGCAATGCTCTTGACCATCCGCCGATTCCTGCGAAGAAATGGCACTGGGTAAATCCGGCAAGTTCTGATGGCTCGACATCTGCAATACTCCTATTATCGACTTCACCGTCTGGAATTAATCCGTCTTTGATAAGCTGTTTTAGCCATTCGGCTGCAAATTTGTCCCACTCGTTGTAGTAATTCATGCGCTGCTCGGCATCGGAACATTGATATCCGGCTCTACTGGCTGTCGCTGTTCCCAGACTTCCCAGGCGAAAGCCTCATAATCGAGAAGAACCCTCGACGCCTGAGAAATTATTACTTTTCGCAATCTGAGCCGGGTCGCGGTCTCGTCGAAATATTCTGGCTCCATAACCATTGCGAATAAATTCATGCCGAGCACAGAATCGCCGTCTATCGCTTCATAGACAGAATCTGAGTCAGAATAAGTATTGATTTTGTGCGCTATACATTCCAGCGCAGAGAGAGACGGGTCGAACTCGCCAAATTGAATGTATTCGTGCAGATTATCTTGGATGCCGCATTTGATAGCTATGTCTAATTTTTTGTTCATAATTTCCTCCCGGAATGTTTTTAATCTTCAAAGTCTTCTAAATCACAATGATCAGCTAGATATTCCTCGCGCTCTAATCTGATCTCTCGCGGGCTTTTGTAGCCCTCCTCCTCGTCTAAAAATCGCTCCAAATCTACCATCACTCTATCTCTTTCCATGTAGCCTCCTAGACTAACAACAAGTTATGTTTTCGAGCATATTTCCTGTGATCGTCTGTATCTTCGAACATCTCAGAATCGAATACCAGCTCTTTGCTGTCTTCGTTTTCTCTGAGAATGCCGACTATTCGAACCTTTTCGCGGACCGGCTTCTTCTCTGAAACTTTGTAGAGAAAGAGCCAGTCAGCGATCATCCAGACATTGCCATCGTCTCCGTTGTAATACTCACGGTGAACGCCTAGAAAACCCTCTAAACCTCTCCACGCCTTTAATTGATCGGCTGATAAGACTTTTTCGCCATCTTTTGAATCTTGCCGACTTGCTGCATCTCCGAGACTCTTCGCCCGAAGTATCGTAATCGCTTCCATCCGTATCGCTCCTAATTATCCACAGCTTATTCATCTTTGATTTTAGCTTTGTGCAAGAATCGCAAGCAGCTCCGCGAGACGGCAACAAACACCCACAGCTAGGACATTTTCTACTACCGCTTGCCTTTTTCATTCTGGCGACCTCTTAATCAGTATCTTGATTATAACCTCGACTGATTAGAGATTCAGCTATAGAATCGCTATACATTTTTGTTCCTATTGCTTTGACCTGCGGCATCTCTCTCGAACCTTTTCCAAGTTCGCCTTCGAGATGCCGATTACAGTCCACGCATAATGCACAGCCGTTTTTGATAGCACTGAAAGCGTGATTTTCATGGCGATGCAAATCGCACTCTATACAGAGAAAACCCATCAGAAAACACCAAAAAAAGCAGCAAACACAAAAAGAACAAGAATGCTCAAACAAGCCGCAGATAGTATTTCTTCCATAATGTTTCTCATTTTATCCCCCTGCAATGCCCCCGAAGGGGCTGTGGTTGGTTTAGGCTTTATTAAAATTGATTCTGGCCGCAGTTTGCGTTGGTTTATCAAAGCCTCTTAACTTTTTTTCTAATCTCTGTTGCTGCGCTTTTGCGACAAACTTCTGCTGCTGGTTGTTCCAAGGGTCATTGGCAATTATCGAGTGACCTTCTATTTCTCTTAATAACTTCTCTGCTCTTAATATGCTGCCTGCGTCTGTGTGGCTCATTTTGTTTCCCCTTTGTGTTTTTAAGTAAGTGAGAGAATTATGCCCTGGCTACATTATTAACGCAACACTTTCGTTCACTTTTATCACAATTTTGTTAAGTATTTTTAAAACTTGTTATATTTCCGCGACTTAGCGGCGGCGATTTGCTGCGATTTTATCCAGTTTGCGACTTCCGGGACGATTTCTGCCGATAAATTTACCGATAATCCCTTCGGCCACACGCCAAACTTCTTCCTGTATTTATGCGACGCCCAGCCGTCTTTCCAGCCCTTTTGACGACTATATCGGAGCAGATTGGAATACCACATCGCTTTCTCAAACTTCCCTGCTTTCTTCGGCTTATCGTCTATCCTGACCAGCATCGTGCTATCTGATTCCAGTCGCTCAGTGATTGTCAGCTCGTACCCGCAAGCGCATCGAAGCCCCATCATTATTTTCTGGCATCGCGGGCACTCCCTCGTTGTAGCGTCTTTTTTATCTTTCTTTTCGAGCTGGTTCTTCTCTGCGAACTTGCGGTCGCCATCGTCCAGCTCTGAGACTTCCATAGTGTGAGCGTAACCGAACCTGCCGACGTTTCCGGCGTGATCGAGATAGATAGCATAGGGTTTTGATTCGTGCAGTCTTTGAATCCTTCCCGCTTTTTGCTGGTACGAAATAGCCGATTTCGTTGGACTACAATCAATCAAGCATCTGGTCTGTGGCGAGTCATAGCCTACTCCGAGCAACTTGGAGCAGCTTAGAATCTTAAACTCTCCGGCTTCGTGCCCCCGGTAGAGTTCGGCTCTGGTCTTCTCGTCGGTATAACCATCGATGTGCTGTGCTGATACCCCAGCATCTCGGAACATC